GCGCGCTTGTCTCTGCCCACAAAATCACCCGCCGGGATTAACTCAATCCATTCTGGCGCAGTATCAGGGGCTTCGGTGTTGATTTCTAATAACGCGAAGCTGTCAGATTTTTCAAAGGATATGCTCATGCGAGTAGTCTAAGGTGTGCAGCAACAAAGATAAAATGACGCGGGTCTTAGAATCGAATGAGCGCGCAGGGATTGGTTTTTCTGAGAAGGGGAGACAGAGAGGGTGCGATTTAGGACACGGTCATGCGCTAAATCGCGGGTAGGCTATTTTAGAATTTGACTGAGGTAATCTGTTGCAACAGATTCTAAGTCGCGGAGATTGTCATCGGAGAAGCCTAAGAATGGACGGGCGGGTAGGCGATCCTTCCCAAACTGATGGTCGGCTGCATACACCTTGTTTGTGCCAACAACGACGGCGTGAGATTCTACCCGTTGATATAGACTCATAACCATCTGCCCTGAGTCCATAAGTAAACTTTGCCCGCCTCCCCGCGTTGCGGCATACCCCGGAGACCACGGTGCCCAAGGTGTGCCGTCCGGTGCTGTTTTTTCAACCAATACCCGTCGGCGAGTTTGGGATTCGATTTCAGCACCCAAGGAGTAAAGTAATTCATATTCGTAATCAGTAGGTAAGTCACGAATAAGTCTAAGGTGAATTAATACCGCTTCGTCACCAGTAACTTGCATTCCAACGCTCATTTTTTAACCTTTTCATACCACTGCCGCCGCCATTCGCGAAATCTATCGGAGTCAAGGTATTCGTTGAATTGTTGTTGGGCTGCCTTTCTGGCTTCTGTTTCAGACAGTCCTTGATCTCGAAATGGTTGTATCATTCGCTCAAGATGTTCCCTTATCGTATCTCGCGTGGGTGGCTTGTTCGGATAATAGTAATCATAATAATCAGGGTCTCTACCTAAAGGATGTTGTTGATTAATCTCCTCTTCAGTCATTCCGCCCGCTCTGGCTTGCTTGCGAGCGAGACAAAAAGCTCTGGTGTAAAGTGCTAGGCAAGACATGATGCGGTAATCTTTGCCATTGACTTTGCCGGTAATATCTTCAGCAACGCCGCTACTGTTAAACGTTCCTATAAGCTCAGGGTCTTTGCCGTTATAGAGTGGCGGCATGCCACCGTATATAGGGTAACGACGATTAATCTCTTCTTCTGAAAGAGTGGTTTGCGTGCGCGCCTCCCACTGCAAAAAGAAGTTGTCTCGCGTAGCAACCATCTCCTCGACCGAGTTAAAGTAATAAGTAGGGTCAAATACTGCGTAAGTGTAATCCTCTTCAGGATACACCCATCTATCATATCGAATCACGTTACGAAGCCTCCATTTCTTCCATTCTAATAATATATAGGCTATTATCTTTGTCATAAACCACATCCGTCAGTTTGAATTTAGTACCACAGCGAAAGAGTACCTCATATTCTTTAGGATGTCTGGATAGAGACGCTATCGGAGCCCCTCTTTTGCCGATAGCCTTGATTTCAAAATGAAAATAGTACCCATCAGAGACTTTTTTCGGCATTCCGCCAAACAATAATCCTACATCTGGGCTAGATGTGGTGGACAGGAATTCGCGGAATTTATGCTCACCAGATTGTTTTAAAGCACCTAATAATTCTTTGGCAAATTCCTTGGCTCCTTCGGAATGACGTACAAACATTGATCTTCTTAAGTTGCCCTGATACTTTGGTAATTTACTTAATGCGCGATCTAAGTCATTGGCTTCTTGCGAAAAGCTATGGGAGAGTAAATCCCCTATCGACTGCTTCTTTTTCCGTAGTTCGCGGTTAATGAGACCGTGACCAGTGCTGCTGTAAAACCTAATCGCAGTTACTTCATCAGGTGTAATCCACCCTAATTTGACTGCTTGCTTGATCGCCTTATTGGTCAGCGTAACTTTGTTTGTAACTGAGTTTTTAAAAAGCTCTGCTGATAGAACGGAATGATCGTTCAGTATCTTTTCGATTTCAGGAATATTGCCGTCGGGCAAATCCTCAAGATCGCCAAGCATGTCCTTAAGCATAGCCGTCAATGCCGGATCAAGTCCTTCTGCGGGGAGATCGTCGATAGGCGGAGGCGTTGGTCTGTCTGTGACGGGCTTGGGTTTGTAGAAGTCAGGCGAAGTGTAGTCGTCAATAACAGCACTTGCGCCAGTGTACTTAGCGACAAAATCCTTAATCTTTTCCTGATCTAAAGCAGAAAGCGAAATATCATCAGGCGGTAATTCGGCTTTTTTGAAAATAGCAACCCTGTCGATAATTGGCTGAATGATTGTTTTTTTAATTCCTTGCTTTACCGCGTAACGTAGCGCAAACTCGGCATAAGGGTTGCCTAAATAATCTTGGATAGATTGCTGTAATTTATCCTGAGCAACCTTGCCGCGAGATATGCCCGGATTGTAATCAAAACCCGGATCAATGCCTCTGCTCACAAGAAAAACTTCACCAGTGCGCGGATTTTGCCAAGTGTCATATTCCAGTTTAGGTGCGGTGGTTTGGACAGGAATAGATGAATCAGTAAGTCGCCCGGTAGGTAAATTTGTTCTAGGATTAATTTCTGGTAGCTGTATCGGAACGTTGCCGGATTTAAGCAATTTCTCGTATTCTGAATTAGAAATTTGACGCACTGTGCAATGACAGCCCCATCCATTCGGAGTCATGTGATCTAGCCAAAATGGGTGATCTACGGGAAGCAATAAACCATGCCAACGCAGATGTTCCGGTCGATGCTCATGTTTTACCGGTCCCACTTGGTACAGTAAGTAAGGATGGGTTTTTTTCGCACAGACAATGCGTTCCCATTGACCCGCCGAATAAGCCATGCGAAGATTGGTGTCGTAAATTACCCTGAGTCGCCGATCACTCCCTAATTGCGCTAATTTCTTCTCGCCTGTTTTCGGATCGACGGTTTCCTGTTTGCCCCACCACCCCAGTTGCTGTAATTTGGGTGTCAAATCTTGTTTAAACTGATCAACAGTCCTGCCTTCTTGAATGGCTAAATGAACCTCTTTTCTGATGGCGGTTAATTGATCTAACTGCATTGCCTTAGCAACAGTGAACGCTCTCTGATGTTCTTCCTGCCACATATCACGCCAGTCATAGCTAGTTTTATAGCCTTTCTTCTCAAAGAAATCAATAACTTCTTGAGGTGGCTCGGTCGGAAATTCAAAATCACTCATAGCGTTTCCGGCTTGCATTGCGGCTGAATGCCCACATCTTTTCTACCTGCGACACGGGCTTTAATAGAATCAGTCGCAAGTCTTGAGGCAATATCGGACACGCCATCACTCACAGCATTTTTTATAATTTGTTCAGCATCTTCAAGAGTATCCATGCCAGACAGTTTGTTTGCAACGCTTAAAAGGCTGAGGGAGGGAACCGCTGTCTTTGTAATATCTCCAGCAAGTCCAGACATATAGCCTAAATAATCGAAAGTGTCATCGCCCGGTGTAAACTGGAAGTTTAGGGCAGTATTGGTTTCTTCTTTAGGATCGGGCGGCGCAGCGGGTGCGGGTTCCGGTGCTTTGGGCGCGGCAAGGATTTCGTCATCATCGTCAGGGATAGGAATGCCAAACGCTTCGTTGATGTAACTGACCGGGATTTTTACGCCCAATGGTACGCCTTTTTCTATGAGCAATAACAAGTTAGAAAGGTCATATTTCGCGGGAATAGGCAATCTGAGTTTAGGATATTTCGCCTGCTCACCAAAATGTAGTTTGATAAAGGGTGTAATGAGATCACGGTTTAACGTCCGTTCGACATCGCCGGCATCATCAAAAATAATCTCTTGCCGTACCCGGTCGGGGCTACCGGATTCGCTTGCCTTGGCTAATCCCAGTGCCTGCTCATCAGTGGTGCGCGTCTGACCGAGAACCAACTTACTGATTTGATTGTCTAAATATTGAACCAGCGAATCAAACAAGCCACTACCATTTGCCGTACTTGCCTCAATAAATTCAATCATCATCGACTTAGGAATGACCGCCGCGCCATCAATCCCTAAATTCGCCACTGCCCGTTGTAAGATTCTGATTTCAGGGCTGTCCGGACTGACTCCGTTGTCATATTTGCCCACGCGCAACGGATGACCGAAAATCTCAGCAAATTGCATCCAATTACGCAACATCAGATTCTTGCAAATGGAGATGAAAATCGCTCGAAACATCAAGCCGTTGCGAACCACTTTACCGGTGCGTAACTGTGGAATGTGGCTTATCCACTTAAACGGTGCGAGGACTTCGCCCATCGAATTGTCTTTCGTGATGACGAGAATTTTCTCGCCCGTGTCCTGATCAAAGGTGAAATAACGCGGGTCT